GCAATCGCGCTTCCGTCTGTATCTTTTATTACCATTCCAACAAGGTCAGGATTACTTACGTGAGGTTTAGGTTTCTCAATTACAAGTGTAGCTTCTCTTTCTAAATCCCTAAATTTTTCAATCTGGTCAGCGTCACGCAAAAGCAATTTTAAAGAGTTGTAAACAGTTTTTCTGTCATTCTCTCCGCAGTAAAAAGGTTCTCGCTTCCAACCAACCACAGCATCACAAACATCTTGTAAAGAATGAGATTTAAGAGCTTTACGAATTGTTGATCTTCGCTTCTCGTCAAGTTTTGTTCTAGTAGCACTCTTTTCAGTAGCCTCAATCCATTTATCGAAAACAATTTTTACTTCATCAACATCTTCTTTTTTATTAAGTTCATTGTTTAGGTTCTTAGGGCGCTCGGTTTCGCTCTCGCTAGGGGAGTCGGTTTCGCTCTCCTCTAGGGGAGTCATCTCATCCTCCTCTGAGACAGGCACAAGCAACGTGTATAAGGGTGAAGTTTCTCTCCCCGAATAGTTATCTGTTCTATATTCAACGTGTAACAATTCGTGTTCTTCTAACTCTGCTCTAGCTTTTCTTAAAGTAGATTTAGCAGTACCTTCTGGCAACAATTCCAACAGAGTTCTTCTTGACGGCCAACACTGTCTTTCATCATTAGCAAACTGAGCTAAAGCAATCCAAAGCCTTAAAGCAGAGGGTGAAATTTTTTCACTTAAAATAGACGTAGGGAAAACAACAATCTTGTTATTTGTCCACCTACGGCGTAATCGACTAGACTTATCCATGAGCGTTAACTCCCTTTACGCTTCCCTTATATCAGGGCGGTAGCGCCAAACTGCCGCCCTGATAAAACTTTAAGCTATTGAACTTAGTCGGTCTAAGAGACTATTGATAGAGCTACGAGAAATTTTTTCTTCGTCACTAAACTCGGTTTCCCAAACAGCTTTCGCTTCTTCAACGTCACCACCAACGGCATTTAAAATAATGTGCTTACCTTCTACTAATGGAATAATGTCATCTTCTTCAGCTATAACTATTGCATCTTCAACTAGCTCACCAGTCTCAGTAACTTCTCCACCTAGTTCTTCTGGAACATAACCTGCGCCTAATACAACGTCAGGAAACAGTACACGGCAAAGTTTAGAAACTGCTCGCCAAGTCAACATAGCGTCTTGGTATTGTTTCCAATTCTTTTTATTAGCAAGACCAGCCACTTCAGCATCTTGCATAGTGAAAACCGCTGAATGAGTGTCCTCTGTGTCAGCACGTTTACCGTGAGCAACAGCACCAGTCTCTCCAGTCTCAACTGTTACAGAATGTCCTGCTTGTCTAACAAGTCCTAACATTGATTCAGGTCTTAAACTTGCAGAGCCTTCAATAACATGAAACTGTCTCATGCTTGTCATTACATCCCAGCCGTAAGCTCGACCAGCGAGTCCAGCCGCAACTATGTCAGGGGCTTTTCTTCTGTAAGCACTTGGAATAATAGTTGAGTTAGCTAACACTTCAGCTTGTCTCATTATTAAATCGAAACTAGCTGTTTCGCTTATTGGTATAAGTTCACTCATAGTAAACCTGCTTTGATTAGCTTGACTGAAGGAACAAACTCGCGGGAACAAAAATCGTCATCGTTCACGCCAAGATTTTTAAGCTCAGTCCATTTCGGTTCTGAACGAAAACATCTTTTGTGTAATTCTAAAGCAACAACATCAGGTGAACGAAGCTCCCCTGTTTCGCTGTCCATTCGTATATCTTCCAAACGCGCACACTTCAAAACATATTTTTCTAAACCTTCACGGTCAATGTTCGTGCGGCGGTAAGAGCCAGCTTTTTCAGCTATCAGCCCATTAGGTAGAACAACTCTCTGTTCACCCATCTCATCCATTCTTTTATTAGCTACAGCTTTACACGCTGTGGAAGCAGAACGAATGTTTCTATTAGTAGTATCTAAATCATCAATGAGTTCAATGAGTTCACTTAGATCAGCAACACCGTCAATTTTTTCTAACAACGCTTCAGACATATCTCGTATCTCTGAAGCTAATTTATTTAATTCCATAACGCTCCCTTAATTAGTTGACCGATGGAAACCATCGTTGCTTTAAGTCTACTTCTAGGGAGTGACAGGAAAGTGGAACCCATATTTCTCAAAATTTTTTAAAATTCTTTTTAACCCCTTATTTTATAGGGTTTTTAAAGCGGTTTTTAAGTGGTTTTTAATCATTTATTTTTTATTGACTAGACAGGGCTAGTTAACTCCTGTTAAGATGGACTCATGGGATACAACAAAACAAAGGAGAACCCAACAATGAAAATGACACACGAAGAAATCTTCCACACTATGACAGAGGAAGAAGTTAGATACTCGCTAGATGCTCACCAAGAGGCAAATAGAAGATTACAAATAGCTGTTGATGTAGCCGAGAAGTCATTCATAAGGCAACATGAAGAAATCTCAACAAAGGCTGGCAGGATTGAAGAATTAGAAGCAGAAGTAAATCGACTTTGGAAGATAATCATAAAGGAAGGAGAAGTAAAAAATGAGCGCTAGACAAGAACGCCGTAAAGCTAAAGAAGCCGAGCGCCTTAGCTTTGCAGGTTGGATGCTTTACAAAAGATGCTCAAATAAAATTCATACTAAAGGATGTTGCGTAGATGAATAATCAAGAAACTTGGCATCGCCATCAAGTCAACCAACTAATCGAAGGACTGCTCAACAGAGAGTTCGATTCAGCGAGCTGGATGAAAGACTCAGCCTGTAAAGACGTTGATCCTTCTATCTTTTTTGTGGAGCGAGGAGAATCAGGTGAAGAAGCTAAAGCCATCTGTGCTACTTGCCCAGTCAAGCAAGAGTGTCTCGACTACGCAATCAAGTTTAATGAGCGTGTAGGTATTTGGGGCGGTATGTCCGATAAACAAATACGGCAAGAGGTTCGTAGAAGAAAGCAGGTGGCGTAATGGGTAAGAAACGTAAAGCTCCAACTAAAGCTAAAGCTTGGACTCGTATGCAAGCCGCTCAACTAGCTGACAATAACATCTATGAAAAGATAAAAGATAAGTTTCTTGATGACATGCCTGACGAAGTTTGGGTGAACGACAGGTACCAAGCAACAGTCAGATACTTAAACGATGAACTAGGTCGTGACGGTATTTGTCAAATGTGTATTCACTCTCACACGCGAGCAACGAACCGCCCTTGGCGACACTTTCAGCAGATTAAAAACGACATCTTTGGTGACGAGCGTGAAGCCCTTGAGCTTTATCCTGCTGAGTCTAGAGTTGTTGATACAGCTAACGAATACCATTTGTGGGTTTGGGCTAAAGACTTGAAGATACCTGTTGGCTTTCTTGAGCGTAATGTTCGTTACGACATAGGTGACGATGATCCTGAAGTTGATGCTCATTTAAAAAGCAGTCGTGCTAAACAAGCTCCGAAAATGGAAGTAGCGTAATGGAAACTCCTACTTACAAAATTGCTTGCCGTAATAATAAAGGACAGTTTGTTAAAGGTGCAAGAAAAAGCAAAGTAAAAGCCGATCATAAAAAATGCACCGAGTGTTTAAAAATTAAACCTTTTGAAGATTTCCATAAACATAAGTGTTCATTAGACGGCAGACGACCTAAGTGTAAAGCCTGCCGTAAAGTTCTTTCTACTCAGGATTACATTGAGCGTAAAGATTTTATTAGAAGTCAACAATCCAAAGCTAGAAACAAGATGACACCTGAACAACGCAAACACGAACGTGAACGCATTGATAGTTGGAATAAAGAAAATCCTGAAAAAATTAAAGAGTACGCCAAAAAGTATTCTAAAGGTAATGGTCGTGAAGTCAAATATGAGTCCTACCAAAGACGGCGAGCAATGTTAGCAAACGCTGTAACCGATAATCACACAATTAAAGAACTACACGTTTACTGGTTAGAACAAGGTTATGATCCTGATGTTTGCACTTACTGTGATAAACCGATTGAAGCTAAAACTTCTACTGGCGATCATGTGATTCCTCTTTCAAAAGGAGGCTCTCATACAGTAGATAATCTTGTGCCTGCATGTCAGCCTTGCAACTCGTCTAAATGCGACAAGTTGCTATCCGAATGGACACAACCTAAACATGAAAAGAAAGCCGCATGATTGAAGAAGTTGAAATAACTAACGACATGCAACAAGTAGCTCATCAAAAAATTATTAGAGACAAAATGGAAACGGAAGATTCTCACAATCTTCTGGGCGAATGGTGGAAAGACATTGATGTCGATATTAAAAAAGCAGTCGTTAAACAGATTGACTATAAAACAGCCGCAAGCATAATCGTAAAATACGAATGGCTTGGTTGTATGCCAGCAATGGTCAAATACTGTTATGGCATTTACTTTGACGACAATTTAGCTGGCGCAGTTGTCTACAGCACGGAATACATTGAGAATCTAGGAAAGTGGGATAAGTACGACTACACAGGAAAAATCATTTTGTTATCTAGGGGCGCTTGTGTTCATTGGGCGCACCCGCACAGCGCAAGCAAACTAATAACAAGTTCTATGAAAATGCTTCCCGAAAAATACAAAGTTGTTACAGCTACCGTAGATGAACATGCTGGAGAGATAGGAACAATTTATCAGGCTTGCAATTTTGTTTATATTGGTTCTATGCGGGATAACAACCCGAATGTTAACAGCAGGAAAGATGACAGGTTCGGAGTTAAGATAGATGGGAAGCTCTACAACGCACGATCTATAAGACAGAAAGTCGGTTCTCAAAAGAAAGCAGACATTTTAAAAATCTATCCTCAAGCTGTGTTCGTACCTCAAGCTAGTAAGAAAAGATACTTTTACTTTCTAGGGAACAAAAAAGAAAAAAAGTACCTTCGGAGTAAAATAGAAAACCAGATTCAGGATTACCCAAAAAGATTAGTAACTGTCGCATGATCGAAGAAGTTGAGATAACTAACGACATGCGCAAAGAAGCGCAACGTCAAGCAGACGAACTACCAGCCCTCAACCACTCGATACGACAAGGCGAAGGGAACATCTACGGATTTCTAGGTGAACTCATATTCGTTAAACACAAAGGCGGTCAACAAAAAAACACTTACGACTACGACATCATTATGGCAAGCGGAAAAACTTGTGACGTTAAAACGAAATGTGTTACAAGTGTTCCTCGTATCGAATACGAATGTTCAATAAGTGCAGGACACACTAAACAGAAATGCGATTTCTATGCTTTTGTTAGAGTCACTAAAGACCTTCAACGTGGTTGGTATTGTGGAGCTATAAGCAAAGCAGACTTCTTTAAAAAAGCACGTTTCGTTCCAGCAGGCGAGCCTGATGGTTCAAACAAGTGGATACCTACAGTCGATTGCTACAACGTAACTATCGGTGATTTAACTTACTAAGTTTTATTCAGCTTTGTATTCTTTGCCTGACGGTTTCGCCATAGGCAGAACTGAAGCCGACTTGTCGCCTACTGGTAACACGGAAGCAAAGTAGCCTTTAATAATTGATAGTGCCGCTGGAGCCGCTGAGACAACAATCGTCTTAGCACTCGACATTGACAAGTCTGTCATTCCTGAAGCGGCTATCAAGCCGACAACTGATTGCACGTATGTCATTAAGGCACGTTCCGCTACATCTTTAAGTTGGTCTAAATCTAATTTCAAATTCATTGTTAACCTTTCTTAGCCGCAGGTTTCTTAGCGGCTGGGTTTTT